CTTCTTGGGAAGAGATGTCGTCCCCTTGTGGGACTGCATTAGGATCCATAGAGGGATCCATTTCTGCTGCAGGATCAAGTATAAGACCTGCTTCTCGTTCAGAAGAAATTTGTTTGTCAATTTCTTTAATCTCCGATTCACTTTGTTTTAAGACCTGACGACGCATATAATCTATAGAGAAATACTTGCCGACGTAAGGATCCATTGAGTTTACTTGATTCATTCTTTCATTACGGATTTCAATTTCCTTCAGTTCAGTGAAGTAGTTGTCCGCAATAAAGTCGAATTGGATATGTTCTTTCATATCCTCCCATTCATCAATAGAGCAAACACCCTTTAGAATGAGTTGTGTTTTGAGGAGATCAACGAACATTTCGGAGAATCTTTTTCTCAAACGTGCAATAAATTTCTGAAACTTTACTTCGTCTCTAGTTATCTCTGCAGCACGGCCGATGTTAAACGTTGTTTCAGTTTCCAATCTAGAGGAAGGTACGTTAAGTGCTTTATAGAGTTTCTTCTGGAAATATTTTACGTCTTCCAATTCTCCAAGGTTTTGTCCGCCAGGTAGAGTAGTAATTTCAGTTCCTCTTCCACCTTCACGTCTTGGAAGCCAAAAGTCTTCCAACATAGACATAAACTTTTTATCGTCCTTGATCTCCCCAGTGTTCGCATCATATACTAACTTGTTACGATACCTACCCATAACTTCACGAAGATATTGCTCCGCTTTATTCTTAGGTAAGTTACCGACATCAATATAAAAGATACGACGTTCTGGTGCTCTTGATAATCTATAGATTACCAGAGAGTCTTCAATCATACGCAGTTGGTTAACTGCCTTGATTGCTTTATGTAAATGACTTAATGTCATATTCTTATTGAGATCCTGTATACCAGAATGACAATAAGTTACTGAATCAGCAGCAATTTTCATACCCTGATTAGTAGAATTTTTCAATCCTTTAGGATTATATAGGAAATACTCTGCACTTTTTTGAGTGAGTTGAGTATTCAAATCTAAACCGCGTAATTGTTCTGGACGTTTCTGATCATATTCAGTAACCTTCCTAATCTTACGAGGATCGACATAACGTAGTTCTAATAAACCATTACTAGGATTATCTGGATCAATTACCTTATGATAGAAAAGTCTTCCATCGACATACCATCGACGAAAAATTTCGTACGAACGATTATCAAAATCAAGCAAGCGAAGAATTTCTGAAAATTCATCCCTGATTAATTTTTTAATCTTTTCTGATTGTTTTAGATTAGATAATTCTACTTCAACTGGAACGTTGTCAAAATTACCACAGATAGTTTCATTGACTATATCATCAACTGCACTATCACATTCTGGTTGAAGAACCATCTCTCTGTAACGAGTGATAAGTTCATAATCATTTCTGACAGTTCCATCAAAGTCAACGGAATATCCATAGTACCCGCCACCTACAATAGGTTGCGAGCCATCCATACTATCCTTTTGAACAAAAGAAGGTCCCTTAGGAACCTTCTTTGCTCTCTCAAGTGAAAAACCGAAGAGCTGAGACATTATATTTTAAATGTATTGGTCCTATTTTTATTTATACTACTCGTCAGAAGAGGTTATTGGAGTCCAGTACTGAACTTGCATCTCTACTGTAAACTCTTCAACAGCATCGTTATTACCATAATCAAGATCAATCGCTGCGATTGCACTTGGGAATATGTTGTAGAATTTATATGATTTAAGAACTTTTGGTTTAGTTCCTTCTTTTATATCTCTTGCTAGTTGATGAACCTTCATATCCGCGAAGTATCCAGTAGCATCATCAGCATCACCAAGACCTGCAGCAGATGTGAAGTTCTCGTTATATGCTTGAATACTTGATGCCCAAAGTTCAAATGCAGAGCGTAAACCAAACTTACTATCGTTCATGATAGTGATTGTCCATGGTTCAAATGTTCTGTCACCAGCGATCTTAAGTGTTCTTCCTCTGAAAGGAACTTCAATAACACCGATCTGAGATGAAGGAAGGTTTGCTGCACGAACAGTAAACTTACCAAGATTCACAAGATCAGCATTCTGTAAAATTCCTGAGGGGAAGGCAAGGTCAACTTGAAACAGGTTAGGTCTTGCAAAATCCGAGGCTACATTAGCCTTAAAATCATCAATCGTTCCTCTTTTTGCCATTTTCTTTTTTTAAAATAGTGTCCCGTCCTTTTTATTTAGACGTATTGATATTTTCAAGCATAAAAAAACCTCCGCAAACGCGGAGGCTTTAGGTTCGTTCCGATTGTAGAGACCGCACGAAAAGGTCTCATTCGTATTTATTAACTAGCGACTTCGCTGAATGATACTCCAGATCTTGTTGCTACAAATGTTAATGTAATGTAGTTAATTGTGCGTGTTGGTTTCACGAATATTTCTGCATAGAACTCACCACGGTCAACAGACTCAGGTGGGTTGTTTGATGCATCACACTTAACTAAGAAGTCAGTTACTCCACGACGACCTTGAACATCTCTCATGTATGGTTCAACAATGTTGAGGAAGAGAGATCTTTGTGCATCATCGTTTTGCTCAAAGAGTTGTGCTTTAGCAGCACCAGAAATAACTCTTTCGATTGTTAGGAATAAGCGACGAACGTTAATTCTATCGAATGCACTTGCAAATCCAAGAGCAGTCTTATCACCGAATAGTACTACACCTTGACCAGGGAAGGAAACAACAGGGTTAATTCTGTTTGCATACAGACGATCCCTTTGTGTCTTAGTTGGTGTGAATGCAAGTTTGATTGCGTTTCTTACAACACCACGTTGGAAACCTGCAGGTGAGAACCAAGGTTCTGAAGTTTCAGTTGTTTGTAAACATAAACCTGCAACGTCTGCATTACATGGAATGTAACGATATACATCGTTATACTTGTCGTAGATATACTTGTATCCAGAATCAAATACCATGTAAGAAGAACTTGGTAGTTGCTCAAAGAACTTAACAATGTTATCTGTTGCTGTAGCAGTGTTAGAAACACCAATTACATTTGCACGACGAGGTGAAACAAATACCATGCAGTCGCGTCTTTCTTCAGCAATATTAACTAGAGCAGTTACTTTAGCGATTGCAGCAGCATCATCAGAACCAGAAGGACCAGCGATGATGAAATCAAGAGTTTGTGACTCAGGATCTTGTGCTAACTCATATGCTGTAGAAAGAGCTGAGTTAGTAACTGTATATTCACCAGAAGATAATGCGTAATCAACTCCACCTGTTAGGCGGTAGTAGAATGTAGCGTTGTTCTTAGATGCAACAGTTGTTCTGCCTGCAGGATAGTCAGTAGAACCAGTAGATGAACGAAGTAAGTTGAACTGTCTAGCAGCAGCTGTTTGACCCCAGTTACCATCAGAAGCAGAAGCAGTAGCACTGAATAAACCAGTCTCATGCTTACCCCAGTAAATATAAGCAGACTTTTGCTTAAGTACTTCCTTGTAGTAATTAGTTTCTCCAACAGATGTTTTAGCATCAGATGCTTTTGAAAGACCTGTAAATCTTTCTAGAACTGCACCAACTGTGCCAGTAATCTTACCATCTATATCAAGAACTAAAACGTGAACTTCATCTCTGAATCCACCTGCATCAGTTGTAAACTTAGTAGTTTCTGGGCGAGGAGCAACATTGATCCACTTAGAACCAGGTAGATACTCACGCTCTGCATACTCAACACGAACTGAACTGATAGAAACAGCGTTAGAGTTAGTGTCTGTAACACTATCAGCACCAGCAAAATCAATAGTTCCTTTATTCTTAGCAACATATAAACGTCTTTCGATTCCTACATTGACTGCAGCAGTATTTGATCCTTGTGTAATTACTTGATCATCAGAGATAATACCTGTAACACCTGCACTAGGAATACCGATTTCTAATTTTTTATTACCAGGATCCCAAGCAAGGACATCGATAGTTTCATTAGATCCACCGATAGCGATTGTAGTAGAAGTACCAGGAGTAAAGTCACCAACAATAGTATCAACTGTTAGAACTACACTATACTTAAATACTTTACCAGCAGCACCAGATGAGGCAGAAACTGCTTCATCAGCAACGAAGTTCCATTCGTTACCAGAGCCAGGAGCAGGTAGAACAGCGATTTGATCAGCACCAGAGTCAGTTACAAAGATACCGATTGAGTTACCTTTTGTGCCTGATGTCCTAGCACCATAGAACCATGCATTAGTCCCACCCTCGTAGGTCTGTTCATAGTCATCTAAATTTTTAACTTTAACTGCAGTTCCGTTTGAGACAGCGTTCTTTAAATTCGTAGAGTCAACTCGAACGGTCTTCAGCACACCACCGTATGCAAGGAACTGAGCAGCAGAATACCAAAATTCATAGTTGTAATCATTTGGTTTACCAAATTGATCTACTAATTCCCTTTCAGAACCTATCTCAACGATTTGCTCTACAGGACCTGATTCAAAGGGTGCTGCCATCAAACCCACATTAGAGGTTGATGAAGTAGTTATAGTCGTCAGGTCGCGTTCTTGTACGACTACACCTGGCGATAATTGATTGGCTGCCATGTTTAATTTCTCCTCGCTATAGGCTCAGCAATGTTTGTCTAGGATTATTTATATTTTTGAAATCTCACTTGAAGTCCCACATGTAGGACTTATCTGTGTATTCCGCGACTTTCCACACATCTCCTTGTGCATCTGCAAAATATTCATCTTCCATTCCGTCACTTACAAATCCAAAGGGAGCCATGTCTTGTTCGATAGATTCTCTTTGATCATCATATATCCTTTGTCTTACATCATTATCATGCATCTCTTTGAAATATTGTTGCATAGCTGCCCATGCAAATATTACTAGACACATAGCAAGATCATCATTACATCCTTCTTCTGCAGCAAATGATTGACCTTTTTGAATAAACGTAGTTAGTTCTGCAATAGTGTCATAGTCAGGAATCATAAGTTTATCTTCTTCAAGTAATGCTTTTAAGTTTGAACATCCAACTTGTTTCACAGCAGTTGACATCTTTACCCCCAACTGTGTTTT